ACCCCCCGGCACAGTTAGTGCCTTTGTGAATTATAAAGATAATCCGTGGTTTTCAATCGAATCTGAGCAGAAGCGTCTGCACCACGAAATCACTGATCCTGGCAGCTATAAAAATGTGTGGGAAGGTGAGTGCGCTGCTGCAGTTGATGGCGCTATTTATGCTAGCGAGATTGCCAAAATGCTAACTGATAATCGGATTTGTAGGGTGCCGTATGATCCTATTTTAAAAGTGCATACAGTGTGGGATTTGGGCCTGGATACTACATCAATCATACTTGTTCAATCATCAAGATCAGAGATTAGAATCATCGATTACGTCGAGGACCAGCAATTAAAATTAGATCATTATGTAGCTGAGCTTCAAAAAAAGAATCTCAACTGGGGATTTGACTGGCTTCCGCATGACGGGCATTCAGAGAATGTTAAATCTGCATCTGCATACCGAATATTAAAAGCGTTCGGGCGCAAAGTTAAGCCGAAAATTGGAACAACTTATCCAATTCCTAACGTATCTATTGAAATCGGGATCAGGGCAGCAAGAGCATTGTTTCCCAGGCTTGTGATCGATAAAGATAGAGGCGCGCCGCTGGTGGAGCATTGGAAGCGTTACCGAAGGTCAGTTTCGGCGACTACTGGCTCAGTTGGAGCGCCTTTGCATGATGATCACTCGCATGGGTGCGACGCAACCAGGTATTTAGCTTTAATAGCAGATCAATTGAAAAATGAGGATGATGATACATCGCATTACTATGATAAGCAGCGCGAATACATTCCATCAGTTACGGGGATGGGGATGTAGTAATCTAGGGTATACGATAGTATCAAATAAAAAATATAATTGCTTAGGCGCTGTTTAAATGCGCCATGATCCAGGAGGTGACATGAAAAAAGTTGCAACGACTGCATATGCAGCAAGCTTAGTAGCATCTACGGTGCCGGTTGGGTTGAGAGGTATCACTATTTACAATTCCAATATTGCAGCGCGATTCGTGCAAATACATGATGCTGCGGCATTGCCTGCAGATACTGCAATCCCAGTGTTTGTATTTAGTGTGCCAGCATCATCGAGTTTCAGTTTTGATTTCGGTGCCCCTGTTGATTTTAATGTAGGTGTAGTCATTTGTAATTCAACTACAGCCCCGACGAAGACCATCGGGGCGGCTGACAGCTGGATAACAGCTCAATTAGAGGCGCGCAATAACTAATGACAAAACTGAGCGGAGCCGACCCAGGTCAATTAATCGAAAAAATCGAGGAGTTGATCGCTGCTGAACAAGAAAAAAAACAGCTTAAATTGAATGAGTTGGGCAAGGTAATCGCTAAAACTAGGGACAGGGCGGTTGCTGCGCGCAGAGAATCAGGATTTGAGCAGCAGTGGCGAGAGGATGAAGAATTCAACGCAGGCATCGATGAATTAAGCAGGGAAGAGACTCAGTATCAGAAGCCACGCTCCGATTCGGGTGGGTTGACTACAAAATCATCAAGATCATCTGTTAATCAATGCACCGCATTTCCAAATATTACACGGCCCTTTGTCGAATCAGCCGAGGCGCGACTGGGGGATATATTGTTGCCAGCAAAGGGCTGGAATTTTAGCATCGACAAAACGCCGGTGCCCGAATTTGAGGATCACGAGGACGACGAAACGCCAATGATTCTGGGTCCAGATGGGCAGCCAGCGGCGACTGTTCGGGATGTAATAAAAGATCGGAATAAACGCGTTTCCTTGATTGTAAAAAAAGCTGAGACAAGAATCAAAGATTGGTTGGTCCAGACTGATTATAAGCGTGAATCCAGAAAAGTTATTGCGGGGACGGCGCTAGTTGGTTCGGGGGTTTTTGAAGGACCAGTTCCAGTCAAGCGCACGATAAAGCAATTTAAAGATGGCGCGTTAGAAATTACTGAAGAAATTATGCCAGGGTCAAAGCGCATAGATCATTGGGATTTTTTTCCGGACATGAGCTGCGGAGAGAATATACAAGATGGCGATTATGTAATCAAGAGAGATTATCTCACGGCGAGGCAATTAGAGAATCTGCGTGGTATGGATTACATTGACTCAGCTATTGATAAAGTAATAAAGGAAGGCCCCGGCAAGCGAAATGTGACCGAGAATAAGCGGACACACGACGATGATCGATTCGAAGTGTGGTATTACTACGGCACTATAGACGCAAAAGACCTTCGCTTGCTAGACACGGAATATGATTGCGGGTGCGAGGGGGCAGAGTCTGATGATGCTGCATTAAATTCTGTTTCTGCCGTGATCGTAATGGTAAACGATACAGTGATACAGGGATATAAAAATCCGCTGGATCATTACGGGTATCCGTTTGATGTGGTGGTTTGGCAGCGGGTTCCAGGGCAGCCTTTTGGAGTTGGGATCGCGAGACAAGGCCGAGTACCTCAAAAAACAGTGACCGCAGCATTCCGCAAGCTGATGGAAAATCAAGGGCTATCCGCAATGCCTATGCTAGCGATGATCAAAGGCGCTCTAGAGCCAGCGGATGGAAATATGAGTATGTATGCCGGAAAACACTGGTACATCAAGGAATCGTCTGGCATTAGGAATGTTAACGAGGCCATACAAACTATCAAGATAGATTCGATGCAAGCGGAATTAACCGCTTTAATCGAGCTTGGAATGCAGATGATGGAAAATTCGACTGGCATTACATTTTTAATGCAAGGCCAGCAAGGCGCAGCACCGGACACTGTAGGAGGTATGCAAATGCTATTGCAAAGCTCTTCGGCAGTGTTGCGAAGATGCGTAAGGATCTATGATGATAGCATAACCATCCCTCATATAAATCGGTATTACGGCTGGCTATTGATGTACGGAGAAGACGACGAAAAGGGCGATTTAATGATCGAGGCAATAGGATCATCATCACTTGCCGAACGCGAAATACAATCTATGCAGATACCTCAAATTTTGCAGTTTGCTCAAGATCCAGCTTTTGGGCTATCAAAGAAAAAAGCCGTTTATGAACTACTGAAATCATGGCGATTCAACCCATCCTCATTTGAGATGGATGAAGAAGAGAAGCAGGCAGCGGAACAAGCGCAGCCGCCGCAAGACCCGCGTATTGTTGTTGAGCAAATGCGGGCCGAAAAAGATATCCAGCTTAATGACAAGAAATTGCAGGTTGAGCAGATTAAAGTGCAGAGTCAAGTAGATCGAGACGCACTATTCCAGCAAAGCGTGATGGAAAGAAATAGAAATGACTATGAGTCTACTATTGCTGAGTTGCAGCTAAGAGAGCGTTTAGCTATGCTAGAATACGCAAATAAGCACCAAGATACACTGGATAATATCAAAGCTAAGCTCGCGGACAGTTCAATGAAATTACAAGTTCAAAAGGAATTATCAATGCTGAATGACAGCGCAAAACAGGTAATAACTCCGCCCTCTGAACCCATCGGAAGGGCTAATAATGGCGAGGCATATCAACGATGAAACTAACCAAAGCCGAATCCGAATCAGCGCTTTGGAAAAAACTGGAAACTCATTTTCAAGATAAGTTGGATGGCGCACGGATCAATAATGATCACAATTACGAAATTTTGATTACGAGCAATCTACGTGGGCGCATTCAAGCGTACAAAGAAATTTTGGAGTTAAATCCGGAAGATCAAACAGAAGAATAATTTCACAGGATCAAAGTCTTAAAAAAGACCCGCTTCGGCGGGTTTTTTATTTTGTAAACCGTGACCGAGAGGCCATACAGGAGAAATTGAAATGAACGAGAAAGACTTAACTCAGGAAGAAATTACCGCGATTGAAAATGATGCAATGAATGCTGAAATGTCTGGGGATTCTGACGCGCAAGCGCCGGGGCAATTGCCAGCACAAGTAAAGCAAGAAGAAATTGCTGAAGAAAATGAGCGGGTTGAAGTAATCCCAGGGTGGACTCAAGAAGAATTGGTGCAATTGAAAGATCGGGAAGCTGAAATTCAGAAATTGCAAAAATCGATTGACACGACAAATGGGACTTATGGCAATAAACTCGTTGAGCTACAAAGAGCTATCGATGAGATCAAATCGCAAAAACAACCGGAAACGGCTGCTAATGAGCGAGAGATAACTGTAGATGATTTCGATGAGTTGAACGCTGAATATTCTGAGCTTACAGAGAAACTCGTGGCGGGGCTAAAGAAGATCATGCCGCCTAATCATCAACAAAGCAATATTGATCTAAGTCAGATTGAAGAAAAATTCAATGGCCAGCTCAAAGAGCGTGACCAGCGAGAATTTGAAAAAAATCTGAAGCGCTTATCAAAAGCGCACCCTGATTTTCAAAAAATAGCCACTTTCACGTACACCCCAGATGGGTTGATTCAGTGGGCGGACATGAGCTTCGGGAACTGGGCAAGCCAACAGCCACATGAGATTCAAAAGGAGATACTTAATTCCGATGATCCTTTTGAGCTGGCCGAAATACTTAATACATACAAAGCATCGACTAAAAGAGGGAAAAAAACAGCAGGACTGGAAAAAGCTATTCAGCCGAGAGGTACTAGCTCAGCGAGGCAGTTATCTGATAAAGAAATCGAGAAAGAAGCAATGCTCGCAGAGATGGCCTCGTTTACCTAACACGCCGCTTTAAGCGGTTTTTTTACTTGGAGTAACATAAAATGGCAATTCAATCATATGCAACAGCGGGCACAGTTGCCCGTGTTGGCATTATCAAAGGGCGCATTCTTAAACACGCTATGCCGGTAATCTCACTTGGCACGGTGGGGATTAACGATGATTTCAAGAAAAACACCGGCGACACGGTAAAGTACCGCCGATTTTTGCCGAAAGGGGCAAGCTCGGCGCAGCCAAACCGCTTTTTCCTCGACAGCACCACTGTTGATCGTTCGCAAGCATACGCCAACGGATTTGCTACTTCTGAAGGGGTAACGCCTGTGGCTGAAACAATCTCGGCGCAAGACATTACCGCAACAGTTATCCAGCATTCAATTTTAGCAGGATATACCGACAAGACCTTTGATTTGCATGAAGATGATATCCCGAAAGCGATGACAAAGTATGTCGGCGAAACTAAGGGATTAGTCAACGAATCAGTGTTATTTGGTGTTTTAAAGGGATGTACAAATAAATTTTACGGGGGCACAGGAACATCGCGCGCAACGGTAAACGGCACAATCAGTCTTACTGGTCTGCGTAAAATTGCCCGCAGCATGTGCTTGAATCATGCGACTACAATTAGCAGAATGCTTAGACGCGGCCCTGCGGGGACTTATGGCACCGCTCCGGTTGGGAAATCTTTCCCAGTCTGGGTATCAACCGACCTGATTCCTGATTTGAGGGAGCTACCAAACTTCATCCCGGTTGAGGAGTACGGCGACCCATCCATTGCGGTTGATAATGAGTGTGGGAAATGCGAGGAATTCCGGTTTATCGCATCACCTGAACTTGTCGATGTCCAAGACTCGGGTGCCGCAGTAGCTGGTTCAGTCCCAGCACTTAAGTCGCTAACCGGAACCTATGCGGATGTGTATCAAGTTATCATTGGATCTGAGGATGCTTGGGGACACATCGGAATTTCTAGCGATAAAATGGAGGTATCGGCTTTACCTCCTGGCCTTAAAGATAAGAACGACCCCCTGGGTCAGCGTGGCTACGTTGGGTGCAAATGGTACTATCATGCAGTAATTCTCAACAATCTGCAAATGGCTGTTTACGAAGTTGCCACTCGCGCACTGACAGACTAATTTATTCGCCCCGTAGTTTAGGGGCGGATTATATAGGACTAATTATGAAAACAACGATTATACAAAGGCTGGGGCTAGGGCTAGATAGAGCTGCGGCTTATGCGCTTTATCTTTTACTCAAACCAATGAAAGAGCGTTACCGCACTTGTACTTTATCTACCGCTGGACTGGTGATTAAAGCTGCCGCATCAGCGGTAGTTAAAACCGGGGCGTCTGTTACACATTACATCGCAAAGGGCAAGAATGGTCAAATCGCGGCGGCTACGGATATGCCCGCGTTGGCCGGAACCGTTACTGCGGATTTATTTAATGTGTACGTATTTACAGTAGATAGTGCTGGCACAACCTATTCGCAGATGGGTACCGAAGCAGCTACCGAAGCAGCGGTTAAATGGCCTGATCTGGATTCTGAGCGAGCTATTTTGGGGTTCATTAAGGTCAATCCTACTGGCACCGGCAACTTCGTCGGGGGGACTACGGCACTGGATGATATAACGGTGGTCCCAACAGTTCAATACATCAGTCCTGTCGGTATGTTCGACCCCACTGCAAGAATTGATTAATTAAGGAGAATAAAATGGAAGAAGTAATAATACGTGGGCTGACTATGTGTATGATGAAGTCTGCTTTAGCAGCAGGAACAACGACCACATACAGCACCACCGGCACAACCCATTTCTGCATCGATGGTGCGGCATACACTGTTGCTGCCGCAACTAATGCAGCAACGCCTACGACTGATGTGAATACAGCGGCGGCTTTTACTGCTATTGCTGCAAGTAAGGGCTGTTCGTTTGTGTGGGGTTACAACGCGGCTGGCGCGGTTAAGGTTGCTCAAGGCCCTATTGTTGATCTATCAACCGACGCAGATGGAGCTAATGCCAAATTCACCAAAGTGCCGCCATTTCCTAATTTCCCCGCTGATTTTTGTCCCATTGCGTACCTGATTACCAAAGTAGGGGCAAGTGGAGCGGCTTGGACTATGGGTTCGTCAAATCTTGCCGGGCCGCCATCAAATGTATTGCATACATTCCAGAGTGTTGCGGCATTGCCGTCACGCCCACAAGTGGATTAATCGTTATTTAATTTGGCCATCCTTTGGGGTGGCTTTTTTTTGGAGTAGCAAATGAGCAAATATAAGAGACCCGAAATTACAACTGATGATGGAAAAATTCCAGAGGCTCAGGAAATTGATTTAAGCATGGGTGGCAAGGAAGTTGATCTTGCTATTGTAACTGACGAATCAATGAATTCTCCTGCTGTCAAGGAATACGCCCGCGAATTAGCTTTTATGGAAGATGTTATGCAGATAATTGTAGGGGAATCAGAAGACCCTAACTCCGAGAATCCAGTCACATCAGGATGCAACGGACAGGTGATCAAGCTTTATCGTGGGCAGCAATATAGCATCAAACGTAAATTCGTTGATTCACTAATCAGGACAACGTTCAGGGTTAGCACGAAAACTTTTAAAGATCATGATGGTTGCGATCAAACAAAAATGGTAAAGACTCCGACGAGAGCGTACAACATCAATATTTTGCATGATCCCGCAGGCTCTGTTGGCGCAAGGTGGCTGCAACATCAATTAGCTAATTCGTTCTAAATATGAATCGCTTGGAGCTGGCCCAGCAGCTACGCCGGGACTCAGGCATTTCTGGAGAGGAGTCCACGACGATAGGGGCTACGTCAGGGGAATGGTCGGACGTTGTTAATTGGGTTGATCGAGCCTGGAGGGATA